GCGCAGCACGTTATTTTTAACCGACGCATTGTCAGGCGGGCGTTTGGAAAGATCGGACTGACTATCCAGAAGAGTGCCCGCGAACGCATCAGCCAGCGGCATGGTTCAAAACCGGGTGAGGATCCGGGTTACTGGTCAGGTGCAACAGCGCGCTCGATTGGTTATTACGTCCCGACCGCAACGAAAAACCGCCCGGGATTAATGGTGAAAATTGCGCCCAATCAGAAGCGGGGGCGGGGGATGACGCCGCTGGCGCTGCACGAAGGGCCAGGCAGCAGCGGATTTTACCCGGCCTATCTCTTTTACGGTGTTCGCCGGGGAGCCGTTCGCACCAAATCACATCATAAAGGCGCTTCGGGTGGCAGCGGCTGGCGTATTGCCCCGCGCGGTAACTACATGACTGAAACCCTTAAAGATAAAAAATACTGGACCGAACGCACGTTGTTTAACGCGCTGCGCCGGGCAGTTAAACCGGGACCATTAAATGCGCCTACGTCAAATAATTGAAGCCCTGCGTGAGCGTGTGCCGGATTTTGGCGCACGGGTCAGCGGATCGGCTGAATTCAGGCCGCTGCCGGAGGTTGGCAAGCTGTCACTCCCCGCGGCATATGTGATCCCGCTTCACGATGAAACCGGCGAGCAGAAAAGTCAGACAGACTACTGGCAGGACTGCACCGACGGCTTTTCCGTGGTTGTTGCCCTGGACAACCGGCCTGATGAACTGGGGCTGGCATCGGTTGACGATGCGACGGATATCGTACGCCAGAAATTGTTCAGGGCGTTGCTGGGCTGGCAGCCGGAAAAACGTTACACGCGGGGCATTGAGTATCGCGGCGGGGTACTGCTCGATATGAATCGCGCGATCTTGTATTACAAATTCGATTTTCAGGCCTCATTTGAAATCACTGACGAAGACACCTGGCAGCACATCGAACTCCAAGACCTGCCTTATCTCAACACTGTTCATGTAGATATTGACCTTATCGACCCCGGCGCAGGTCCTGACGGTCGTCCAGAATTCCAGTCTGACATCATCCTTACCACCCCTGAATCATCCTGATCCGGAGTAATTTATGACAGTCAATTTTAACACCATCGCATCTTCAGGGATTTTGGTGCCGTTGTTCTATGCCGAGATGGATAACAGCCAGGCGAACACGGCAACCAGCACCCAGCCGACAGTGATTTTTGGTCATGCGTTGGAAAACAGTACCCTGCCGCTTAATACGTTAACGCTGGTTTCCAGCGTGAGTGAATTACGGGCCGTTGCCGGTGCAGGCAGCCAGCTGGCGCGCATGACCGCGGCTTACCGTACGATTGATGCCGGCGGTCAGCTTTGGGCAATCGCTGTTCCTGAACCTGAAGGCACGACGGCCACCGGCACTGTTGCTCTCGGCGGTCAGGTCATCGCTGCGGGTGTGATTTCATTGTATATCGGCAAAACCCGCGTCCAGACGGTTGTTGCTATGGGAGATACGACGACGAAGATAGCCACAAATCTGGTGGCAGCGATCAATGCTGTTACTGATTTGCCCGTGACTGCGACGGTGGGTGATTCTTCCGGCAGCTCCGTCACCCTGACTGCCAGACATCCGGGGCTTTGCGGTAATGAAATCCCGCTGTGCGTTAATTATTACGGCAGCGCCGGCGGTGAGCGTCTGCCTGACGGCGTGACCGTTACCTTATCGGTGATGTCGGGCGGGGCGGGCGCGCCGGAGTTTGATGACGCCATTGCTTCGCTGGGTGATGAAGACTGCGACTTTATTGCCTTTCCTTACAACGACAGCGCAAGTCTCGATGCGATCGGGCTGGCAATGAATGATTCAACGGGACGCTGGGCGCCGGGACGTCAAAGTTACGGGCACGTTTACAGCACCAAAATGGGTGAACTTTCCGCCCTGCAAACCTTCGGGACAACACGTAACGATCAGCACGTCACGGTGTCAGGCGTAGAGCCGTTTGCTCAAACCTGTGCGGATGAATGGGCAGCCATGTCAACTGCCCGGAACGCGGTATTCATCCGCGCCGATCCGGCCAGGCCAACACAAACCGGTCAGCTCAATGGCGGCCTGCCGGCACCTGCGGGTAAACGCTTCCTGAAAACCCAGCGCAATACCTTGCTGAACTCCGGGATCGCGACCTGTTACGCGCAGGGCAGCAACACCTTCATTGAGCGCGCGGTGACGACGTATCAGAAAAATGCCTACGGTGAAAAAGATAACAGCTATCTCGACAGTGAGACGCTTCATACCAGCGCCTATGTGCTGAGGGCGCTGGAAACGTGCGTCACCAGTAAATACGGACGGCATAAGCTGGCGAACGACGGCACACGTTATGGCGCAGGCCAGGCGATTGTCACGCCGTCAGTCATCAAGGCAGAAATGTGCGCGCAGTATCAGATCATGGAAGAGGCGGGGATCGTCGAAAACTTTGATTTGTTCAAACAGTATCTGGTTGTCGAGCGGGATGCGAATGACCCGAACCGCATTAACGTGATGTTCCCGCCGGATTACATCAACCAGCTGCGCGTCTTCGCCCTGGTTAACCAGTTCCGTTTACAGTATCAGGAGGCCGCATAATGGCGCGTATTGCAGGAACCACGTATTTCAAACTGGACAGCGAACAGCTTTCCCTGACTGGCGGCATTGAGGTGCCGCTTAACACCACATCGCGTGATGACGTCGTGGGGCTGGATGGCTCGGTCGATTATAAAGAGACCTTCCGTGCGGCGTATATCAAAGGCACCTTTAAGGTTCCGAAAGATTTTCCGATCGACAAAATCTCCACCAGCGAAACCATGACAGCGACCGCCGAGCTGGCAAACGGCATGGTCTATGTCCTGCGTGAAGCCTGGCTGAGCGGTGAAGCAAGTCTCAATGCTGAGGAAGGCACCGCCGACCTCGAATTTCACGGTAAATCAGGATTCTTCCAATGATCACTATTCCACTGAGTAAAACAATTGATGCGCACGGAGAAAAAATGTCGGCGCTGGAGTTGCAGGACCCGACCTTTGAGCAAATCCAGAAGATAGGCATCCCCACTTCAACCGACAGCAACGGTAATTTCACCGTAAATGCGCAGGTGGCCATGCGATATATTCCTGAGCTGGCCGGTGTACCGCCGTCGTCAATAAAGGATCTGAGCGCCTATGACCTGAGTAATCTCTGCTGGGGCGTATGGCGTTTTTTTATGACGCCACCGGAGATGTTGAAACAAAGCTCATAACGCAACTGGAACGCCGGATTTATGATCTGGCGTTTTTTTGGCATCTCGACCCGACGGTGATCAAGCGTAAACCGCTGGGAGAATTTTTTGAGATGGAATCGAATGCGGTACGAATAGCGGAGGCGCGCAACCGTGGCTGACAGTTTCCAGTTGAAGGCGATCATCACCGGTGTAGATAAGCTTTCTCCCGTACTTGATGGCATTTCCAAAAATATTAAAAAAGCCGGGAAAAGCGCTAAAAACAAAGCGCTGATGGCGGGGGCATTTGGTACGGCCTGGTCGATGGCATTTGTTAAACCCATCAAAGATGCGATGGATTTTGAAAGCTCTATGGCTGATGTGCGCAAAGTCGTTAACTTTGACAGGCCCGAACAGTTTCAGCAAATGAGCCAGGACATTCTTGATATGTCCACCCGGCTGCCGATGGCGGCAACCGATATTGCCAAAATTGTTGCAGCAGGCGGGCAGGCCGGAATTGCGGCCGGCGGCCTGAAAGAATTTGCGACGGATGCCGTGAAAATGGGGATCGCGTTTGATGAAGGTGCCGATGTCGCCGGTCAGCAAATGGCGCAGTGGCGTGTATCGCTCGGACTGACGCAGAAACAGGTCGAGCAGCTCGGTGATCAGATTAACTACCTGGGTAACACTGGCCCCGTCGCTTCCAATCAGCTGACGGATGTCATTACGCGTGTCGGTTCGCTTGGTAAATTGGCGCACCTCAGCGGCGGAGATGTGGCGGCATTAGGCGATACTATTTCGGCTGCTGGCATTCAAACGGACATCGCCGCAACGGGTATTAAACGTGTGATCTCCACACTCTCTGGTGGGCATATTACCAAGCTGCAGCGTGCGGCATTTCATGCGCTTCATTTGAACCCGAAGAAGGTAGCTGCTGATATGCAAAAGGATGGTAAAAAGGCCATCCTTGAGGTTTTCACCGCATTAAGTCACGTTGCTCCAAACAAGCAGATTGGTATTACTAAGGCTCTATTTGGTCAGGAGTCCCTCGAAGCCATAGCTCCGCTACTCGCTAATCTTAAACAGTTAGTCGGCAACTTTAATAAGGTTGGGGATGCCACCAAATATGCCGGTTCAATGCAAAAGGAATATGCCACCCGGGCTAGTACAACAGCTAACCAGCTGGACTTAGTACGCAATGACATTAATAAACTCAGTGTTGAAACCGGTGATGCATTAATACCCGCAGTCAGCGACGGGTTGCATCAGGCAATGCCCCTTCTTGATGAAGTGGCTAACTTTATCAAAAATAATCCGGAAGTGATTAAAGTCGCCGCAGGGGCGGCAACTGGTTTGGCGGCAATAGGTGGAATGGCTGCGATCTCTATGTTGGTCGCTGCTGTTGGTCCGATAACGTTGATGCTTGGCGCTTTGGTAGGAGCCGGAGTATATATTGCTGAACACTGGCAAGATATTAAAAAAATAATTGATGATAATAATACGGATTCGACGACGTACAAAAATGCTAAAGCAGTGACCGACAGCTACCATTTCGGACAAACGGTCAGTGCCGCGCCACTTGTTTCAGATCCCTTTGGTTTTAACAGCCCTAGAAATCCGGGAGCTTCCACATCACCCTCGAATGGCTTTGGCGCTCTGGGCAGTGGCCCTATTAACTTTATTCCTTATGCATGGATAAAAACTGCCCGGGAACTAAGTGAAGACATGAATACTGCTGCTGGTGGTTTTCCTGGCGTTTTAACTGCTTGGCGTAGTGCGCCCGGCTACAATTACAGCGCGCCGGATGGTCAGGATTACTTAACAAATAACAAGGCGAGAATAGAAGGTGAAATGGTGATACGTTTTGAAAATACGCCACCGGGCACGCGTGTTTCAGAAGGTAAAACAAATGCACCAAATGTAAGATTGACGCCGGATGTGGGGTATAGTCAATTTTCGCCAGGTTATTTATTGCGATAATCACGATTCGGATCTTATCAATCAAGGTAGATTATGAAAAAAATCATTATTGCAACACTTATTCCATTTCTCGTTATGCCTTTAATGGCAAAAGCTCAATGGTCTACAAGAACGGATGACGATATTTTCAATAACAGTAAGAAAGCAATGCTTATTGGTACTTTGAATAACTCCTCATCAGCAGTGATTTTGGATTGTACTAAAAAAACTCTCTCGATCGCTTATGTTGAACCTGATGAAACGACGAAAATTGAAGAAGATATACCTGTAGATCTAATTGTTAAAATAGACAAAAATGATTCCGTGACACTCAATGCTGTGATGAGTCGCAGAAATGACAGTGCAATATCTGCGGAATCCGATGATGTAGAGGCTATAAAGCAAGTCTTGAAATCACTACATGATGCTAAACAAAAAATTTTAGTTGGCGTTCAATCTAAAGATGGCGGAAATCAGGATTCATTTTCTGGCGGCGTTGCGAATTCCAGAAACTCAGTGAATAAATTTATTTCGGCTTGTGAAATTCAGCTTTAATTAATGACTTTACTTAATCAGACCCGCTTCGGCGGGTTTTTTATTGGGTGAAATATGAATACATGGGTATATAAATTACAGCCGGCTTCATTTCGAGGTGTCCCATTTAAGGTTTCTGATGATGAGGCAACGTTTGGCCGCCGTGTAAACACGTATGAATTCCCCCTGAGGGATATGCCATTCACCAACGACATGGGGCGAAAGGCGCGAAAATACTCGGTGTCTGCCTATGTGATTGGCAATGATTATATGGCACAGCGTGACCGGCTACTGACGGCGCTGGAGCAGGGGGGGAGTGCGACGCTGATCCATCCGTTTTATGGTTCCCTGACCGTAAATGTGGACGGAGAAATAAAGGTACATCACAGCCGTGATAACGGCGGCATGTGCGAAATTTCCCTGCAGTTTGTCGAATCTGGCCAGCTCGTTTACCCGACCGCCGGCGGCGCGACCGCTCAAAATGTAAAAACGGCAGCAGACCAGGCAGACCAGTCCTTTGCTGATAAGTTTTTGCAAGATTTCGATGTGACCGGTCCTGACTGGATAAGCGACGGCGTTATTGCGAATGTCAGCAACATGCTTGATGACGTGATCAGTGTTTTTGACGTAGTCGATACGGGGATAAGCAATGCTGCCAGACTGCTGCAGGGCGATTTATCCGTGTTGTTCCCGCCTCCGTCGCAGGGGACGGAGATTATCAGCCGCGTTCAGGAGATGTGGGCCGCCGGTAAATCTGTTTATTTCAATACGGACAGTGCCATCAGCGCCGTCGATAATCTGAAGTCAATTGCAGGGAGCACCGCGCTTGCTCCGAGGGGCGTCTGGCCTACGCTCAGCGCGACAGAACAGCAGGCCACCGTTGCGACCAACGCATTTTCACAACTGGCGCGGAGTACTGCGATAACCCAGTCTACCCGCCAATATGCTGATTTACCGACCCCGACAATAAGCGGACTGGCAGGTCAAACAACGCATCCGGGACTCACGGATGCCCCCCGACAAATCACAACGACGTCAGTGTTACCCGTCAGTTACGATCAGCTCACACGGCAGCGCATCAGCTTTAATCTGGCTTTTGACCGCGAATCATGCCGCGTAACAGGTGATTTATCTTTTTTACGTTTTGAGGATCTGCGTCAGGCAGTGTGGCTCGATACGCAAAAACGATTACAACAAACAGAGAAAATGATCACCCGCACGCCTGACGCCGTTACACCCGCGGTGGTGCTTGCCTCCGACTGGTACGACGATGCCGGGCGCGGCGCTGAAATTGTCGCACTCAATAACATTCCTCATTCCGGTTTTGTTCCACCGGAACCGCTGCGGGTAGCTTCCAAATGACCAATCATGACGTGACATTAAGAATCAACGGCAAAGAGCTTGCAGGATGGACGCGTGCCAGCATTTCAGCCGGTATTGACCGTATCGCCCGCAGCTTCGAGGTGGAAATAACCCGCCAGTGGCCGCAAAGCAACAATATAGCCGGGCTCGGTTTACCCGTGGTTGAAGGTGACCTGGTAGAAGTGCTGATCGGTACTGATAAGGTCATGACCGGATTTGTTGATTCCACGCCGCTGCGGTACGACGCTAACAGCGTCAGCGTGACCATCAGCGGGCGCAGCAAAACCGAAGACCTGATCGACTGCTCGGCGCCCACGCAGCCGGGACAGTTTACCAACCGGTCACTGGCACAGATAGTCAGCACGCTGGCGCAGCCGTTCGGTGTAAACGTGGTCAGTTCGACGCCGGAAAGCAGTTCACTGACGAGTTTTCAGATTGATTATGGCGAGACCATCAGTGAGGCGCTTAACCGCCTGCTCGGACTTGAACAGGTGCTGGCTTTTGATAACGCCGACGGCGACCTGGTGCTGGATACCGTCGGGAACGAAAAGGCGACAACGGCGCTGGTGCTGGGGCAAAACATTATCAGTGCTGACAGTCAGAGAGACTTCAGCGAACGATTTTCCTCTTACACCGTGTCCGGCCAGCGGGCGGGTACGGATGATGACTACGGTGAAACGACTAACAGCAAAATCACCTCCACCGCCAGCGACAGCGCCGTCAGGCGTTACCGGCCCCTCATTATAAAACAGTGTGGCAACGCAACGCCGGCGACGTGCAAGGCCCGCGCGCAGTACGAACGTGCGCACCGCGAAGGGAAGACGCTGGAAACCACTTACAGCGTAGTTGGCTGGCGACAGGGGAATGGCCGGTTATGGCAGCCCAATCAACGTGTTGTCGTATGGGATCCTGTGCTGGGCTTCAATAACAGTGAGCTCGTTATCGCTGAAACGACCTGGCAGCTTGACGATCGGGGATTTACTACCCGGCTGCGAGTGGGCCCGCAGGCCGCTTATATGCCTGAACCGAAGACAGGGAAACGGCAACGTAGACACCGCAGTGATGATGAGGATGATTTCTGATGAAGACTGCTTTCAGGCGCATTGAGCGTTCTATTACAAACCTGCTGGCGCGTGCGGTGGTAACCGGACTGAATGCGGCCAGTAAATGCCAGATGCTTCAGGTTGAACTGATGCCGGGTGAACCGAAAGAAAACATGGAGCATCTGGAACCCTACGGGTTTACGAGTGCACCGCAGACCGGCGCGGAGGGGTTTGCCCTGTTCCCTGACGGTGATCGTTCCCACGGCGTGATTCTGATGGTATCTGATCGGCGCTACCGGATTAAAGGGCTGGCCGCCGGAGAGGTATCGTTGTACGACGATCAGGGGCAGTCCGTCACGATCACCAGAGCCGGTATTGTGATAGACGGCGCCGGAAAGATAATTACCTTCAAAAATGCTACCAAAGCGCGGTTCGAAATGGCCATAGAATCCACAGGCGATATTAAGGATAACTGTGACAATTCTGGTAAGACAATGGCTCAGACGCGTATGACGTATAACGGGCATACCCATCAAGAAAACGGCGACGGCGGCGGAACGACTGACCAACCCAACCAGCAGATGTGATCCCTATGATTTTCTATCTTAACGGTCAGCTGACCGACCCCGCGACAGTCGTTAATCCTCTGCCGCGTGCAGTCATTATTTCACTTTTTTCATGGCGCCGGGCGAATGCCGACGATAACGCACCTGAGCCGATGGGCTGGTGGGGTGACAGTTACCCCACGGTAACCGCGGACCGCATCGGTTCGCGGCTGTGGCTGCTGGGCCGTGAAAAAATCACTAACAACATGTTGAACCGGGCGCGGGATTATGCGCTTGAGGCGTTGCAATGGCTTAAAGATGATGGTGTGGCTGCCCGCGTAGACGTTGATTCGGTGCGCAGTGGCGTGGATGAGGCGCAACTGAATATCGTTATTTACCAGCGTGACGGCACCACATGGAACATGACGTTTGATGAATACTGGAGAATGTTAAATTATGGCTGACAGCGATTTTTACCGCCCGCCGCTTCCCGATCTGATCACCCAAATCCGCAACGATATTCTTTCCCGCTTCCAGTCTGATGAAGTTTTACGCCGCGCTGACGCCGAAGTGTATTCACGCACAGTTGCCGCCGCCGTCAATTCACTTTACGGGTATCTGGATTATCTGGCACGCAACATGCTTCCGGATCTGGCCGATGAGTCCTGGTTATACCGGCACGGGAACCTGAAGAAGTGTCCGCGTAAACAGCCGGCGGCGGCGACAGGCTGGGCGCGCTGGGACGGCGCTACTGACGGCGTGAGTATTGCGGCCGGTGTGGAGCTGCAACGAGATGACCAGGTGGTGTTTGTCACCACGGCTGCGGCAAAAGCGGCGGGCGGTATCCTGCGTATCCCTGTTGAGTGTGAAACGGCGGGTATGACGGGGAACACGGACGACGGTATAAAGCTGACGTTAATCAGCCCTGTATCCGGTCTGAGTTCGACAGCGCTGGCTGACACGATAGCGGGCGGTTCAGATCTGGAAGACGTTGAGCAGTGGCGGGCGCGTATCATTGACCGCTGGTATTACATTCCTCAGTCTGGCGCCGACCCTGATTATGTCGAATGGGCGGAGAGTGTAGCAGGTATTACCCGTGCATGGCCGCTTCGCAACTGGGACGGCCCGGGCACGGTGGGCGTCATGTGCGCGACTGATGATGATATGGATCCCACGCCAACTGCGGCGCAACTCCAAAGCGTGACAGATTATATCACCCCAAAATCCCCGGTCGCCGGTTCAAGCCTTTTTGTATTCGGGCCAACGTTAAAAACCGTAAATTTCCAAATTTTACTCAATCCCGACACTACCGATACCCGCACCGCTGTGCAGAGCGAGCTCAAAGCATTTCTAAAACGGGATGGCCAGCCAAACGGCACGCTGGAAATATCCCGCATGAACGAGGCGATCAGCAGTGCAGCCGGAGAATACAGCCACACCCTGTTAGCCCCGTCAGCAGACATTGTGCTGGGGGACACCGAATTGCCCGTAGCAGGAACCTTTACATGGACTCAACAGAGCAGTTAAACGCCGATTATTTTCAGCAACTGGAAAAACTTCTTCCCCGCGGACCTGCCTGGAGCAGTCACGATAAGTTACTGGCAGGGCTGGCGCCGGCGTTCGCCGCCGTACATCAGCGGGCCAATGATTTGATAAGGGAGAGTGACCCGCGGCAGACGGTGGAACTTATTGACCGCTGGGAAGCCTGCTGCGGTTTACCTGATTCCTGTTCCATCCCCGGTACGGAAACCATTTCCCAGCGACAGCAACGCCTTAACGCCAAAATCAGCGCAACAGGTGGGATAACAGAAGATTTTTATCTGCAGGTCTTAAGTGATCTGGGATACCCCGGGGCAACGATCACCACTTACCCTGGAGTTGAGGGTAAGGAGTTCGACTGGCAGGTCAATTTTACTGAGACTACAGCCGTTTCAGTCATGACATGCAAATCCCGCTGCAACGAACCGATCAGAACGTGGGGCGACACCATCGCGGAGTGTGTGATCACCAAGCTTTGCCCATCTCACACCATTGTTTTATTCAGCTACCCAGAGGAGAGTAAAGATGCACCGTATTGATACGTCCACGGCTCAAAAAGATAAATTCGGGCCGGGAAAAAATGGATTTACCGATGGGAATCCGCAAACCGGTACGCCGGCGACTGACTTAAACGCCAGTCTTTTTGATACGCTGCAGGAAGAAATATGCACCGTGATTGAGTCCGCGGGTATTACCCTGGATCCATCAAAAAATGACCAGCTAAAAACGGCGATCGCGAAGATTATCTCTGACTCTGAACCCGTCATCAGCGTAAATAAAAAAACGGGTGATGTGATACTGAACGCGTCTGATGTGGGGGCGTTACCATCGTCAGGTGGAGACCTTACGGGAGTAGTCAGAACAAACTCTGAAATTCAGTCAACGTCCCAGGACAATTTCCGCTTTGTTAATGACACTTACGGCAGTTTCTGGCGTCAGGATGCTAATGACCTATACCTTATGCTCACAAATTTAAATGACGCATATGGGGTATACAACGACCTCAGGCCATTTCAAGTTAATTTAGAAACAGGCATAACCAGCATAAATGGATATGTGCCGTATAGCCCTGGCAATAAACCAAGCCCTGAAGATATTTCTGCAATCAAAGCGGACACTTGCCCTCAAGCTGGTTTCGTTTCTCAGAATATCGCGGCACCTTATTTCATGTTTCAGGATGGAACTATCGTCGGCCTTGCCCGGAGTGACTGGGTAACAGGTTCATTTGTTACTGGGACAGGATTGGGCGCGCAATACGCGGCTACGAAAAGCGATGGTAGGGCTTATGCAGATGCTGGTTGCGTAATTAGTGGTATTGGTGACTTTGGTTCCGACGATGGTTCTGGTGATCAGCGTCCAATGCAATACTGCATTAACGGGCAGTGGTTTACCTCAATGGGTCTGGGTGAAACATTACAACTCCCGGCACCTCAAAATATTGAACTGTTAACTGAATACCCCGCGTCAATCACAGAGCTTTCGAATCTCACTCTTTATACGCCTGAGATAACTATACATCCAGACGTAATTCATCTTATCAGTGAAGAAGGGTATGACTTTTATGCAGCCCGTAATTTCATTGAGGGGGAATATATCATTGGGTACGCGCCCGATACCGGAACCATCAGATTAGTTTCCACCTCAGCTGAGCGCATATGGCCTATCAATATGTCAATCGTAGCGCTTGACGAAATCCCTGATGGCTGCTCGATGGACGGGACGTGGATTTATACAAACGGAGTCATTTCACAAAGTACAGAAGCTGTTATTGCAAAAAATAAGTCTCAACTGCGAAAGCGCTTAATAACGGCAAGTGGCTATATCACTATGTACCAGTCCTGTGCAGTATTGGACGTTCAACAGGACGGTGATGCAGATACTTTGAATGATTTATACGAGTATGTCTCCGCACTCCGAAATGTAGATTTGACCCAGTCATCTCCGGCATGGCCAATATGCCCGACAGTTTAAATCAATCATGAGTATAAGGTTTTAAAATGATGAAAATAAGACTATCCGGCATCTATAGAGATCCGTCGGGAATTGCAGTCGCCGGCGCAACGTTAAAGCTCACGTCTGTGTTTAACACGTCGCAAACCCAACTTTCCATGATAGTAAAAAGCGTTACGGACTCTGAGGGAGCATACAGTTTTGATCTGGTCCCCGATACGTATTCGGTGTCGGTGATTTATGGAAACGGACAGCAAACCCGGCTCGGGAAAATTACGTTATTTGCCGACAGTCCGGCGGGCACACTGAATGAATACCTTACGAGTTTCCGGCCCGATCTCTTACAGCCCGGTATTCTGGATGAAATGCAGGGGCTGCTGACCGAAACAAAGCAGGCAGAGGCGGGGGCAGAGAGGGCGGCTGATAAGGCTGAAGAGGCGGCCAGAACGTCAGGGCTGCACTGGTGTGACGAATATGATCCTGAAGTGACTTACGGTGTGAATGATGCCGTATTATTTGATAATGATGTTTATATTTGTTTGCAGACTTCAACCGGTAATCAGCCTGATGAGAGCCCGGCTTATTGGGATTTAATGGTGCCTGGTGGCAAAGATGGCGACGCTGGCCCACCGAATACTCTCATCATTGGAACTGTGACGACATTAAATGCCGATGAAGAGGCGACAGCAGACATTGAAGGCGAAGCGCCCAATCAAACATTAAACTTAGGGATTCCCAAAGGCGCCGATGGTGGCTCCCTGACTGTCGATGGCAAAGGTGCAGATGAAACCGGCAATATTCCACTCGGCGCATATACAGCAGAAAATCCACCGCCATTCAGTGTGCCTGTACTGGGAGCGCCCGGGCAATCTGCAATGCTTTGGATCAACAGCACGTCGGCTTATGCGCCTGGACACAAGCTTGCGGGCAGCATCCTTAATTACGGGGGTATCGGGACCAGCGGGCCGGTATACACGAATTCTCATCCGGCGGGCACTTGGATGCTGCAAGGCGCTACAGTGGCAGGCTCATGTTGTACAGTCTGGGTACGAGTTGATATGCCTGCAGCTGCAGGGACGGAAGGCACGCTTCAGCTATTCCGTGAGTCTTCTGACGTTAGGAACTGCCGTTATTCTGCAGCAGACAATTCACTGATCGACTGTGAAATAAATCAGAATGGTACATGGCTACCGTTCACTGCAAGCCCGACGGATTGCACTGAGTGGGGAAGAGAAATCTATGGGAATGCGGTGGCTGGGGAGTATGGGGAGGTTACTGAATTCTGAATGACTGTAGATTATCCTGCTAAATTACCCACCAAAAAAAAATGCCCCCGCAAGCGAAGGCCAGTGAATTATCACCTAAATTTAGTTTAAGAACAGGGGAATTACTCCAGCATTAACATTAGTACATAGATTGAAATTAGTTTAAATATTTTGATTTGAAGCTTAAAACCCTGCTCAAGAGCAGGGAAAAAACTTAGATATAGAAAATTCATTTCATGCAGATCAGCGGGCTATGATTTTCCCAAAAGTAGTAGCTTCACAAGAGTGGTATCTCATGATTATACTGTATGCATAAACAGTATTTATTCAGAGGGCATATCATGGGATTTCCATCACCTGCTGCAGATTTCACGGAAACTAGAATTACGCCGAACGACGCATGTAAGTGGGGGAGTAAACCCAGTCAGTACATGATGCGGGCTGCTGAGGCCAGCTGGCGCGCAGGTATCAAAAAAGATGCAGTTCTCGTTATCGACGCAGCGCGAAGGCCGCTAGAGGGGAGCATTGTGATTGCAGATATTTGTGGAGAGTTCTGCGTTAAACGGATCCGCTTCCGCCCCACACTTTGTCTGCAGTCACTCGATCAGCCGGAAGTGGAAACCCTGATCGAGGGGGGAGAGTTAGAAGGAGAGGCCACGATAATTTTTGGCGTTGTTACCCACATCATCAATGATGCGACGACGGATGAATTCGATGACATCCCTTGCATATGATTTTCATCAGGCGAAAAAAAACCTCCGTTTGTGGCGGAGGTTCTCTCAACAGAAGGAGCCGCGTATCTTTTACGTATCCTTTGCTGTCCGGATGGTGTCAGCACTGGGTCACAACTCCGCTAATAAGTTACTTGTTTTTATGAGCTTGCCCTGCCACTGTCCTATCTAAATTGGTGGAGCTGGGAAGGATTTGAACCCCCGGATAAAATCCAGGAGTCTGTCATTCCGTAGGCATGGATTTCTGCTTTAGTATTTCGAATTTGTCATGTAATGACTGCGGATATATTTCTCTATATACCTTCCAAAGGATGTCTAACGACTTATGTCCGGTAACCTGGGCAACCTCCTCAAGACTAAACCCCGCTTCAAATAATCTGCTGGCTCCTTCCCTTCGAAGATCATGGTAGTGAAGGTCATTAACTCCCAATTCGTTCGTGACCTGCCGGAATGTTTGAGTAACAGAACGTTCTCTGAATGGGAATACTCGATCATCAACTTCCGGCTGCCGTTTCAATATTTCCCAGGCTTCACCAAGAAGTGGTACCACCATGTGATTGCCTTGCTTTTTGCGCGGGTCTTTCCTGTCACGCACCAAAACAGCCCTGTTAGTTTGATCAACATCGGACCATGTAATGCGAGTAACCTCACCTATGCGCATGCAGGAGAGAATTGAAAACATCAAAATGTCTGCGAAAGGAGTCCCAGAATACGAGGTAAGCGTTTTTTCCTTGAGCCTTGCCATTATTTTGTCTATTTCAACCGTAGTCGGCCTACGGCTTCGGGTGTTTCCAACACCAATGATCCCCATCTGGCGCATCGTTTCTCTGGCAGTCGTGAACGAGTCATAATCGACAACGATGTCGAAGAGTGGTTTTGCAGAACTAAGTGCCTTACCAATATAATTGATATCATGCGCTGCGGTAGATGGCTGAACCGTAGTTCTCCTCATCACTGCATGGTCGATATACGAGCTCATGGTAAGCTCATTTAATGGGATTGTTGCAATGTGAGCCCGCAGCACCTGGTTGAGAGTATCTCGTTTAGTTCGCCCGAATTTTACATGTGGGTGATCCATATATTTCTGGATAAGTTGGCCGAGCGTTAGAATTTTGTCAGAAGGTTTGGCTGTTCGAGGCAGGCCATTTTGTTCAATGTCAGCAACCCGGTTTATCCCCCAGGCTTTTGCCAAACTTTGTTTCAGGAAGGTTTTTCTTTCCCGATGAAGGTATGCACCATCTTCTTTGACGCCGACAGTGCAGCGGTACCGCAATTCACCTGACGCGGTGGGTCTTTTTTCAATACTGTAATATGCCATCTTAAAATGCCTCAGGGGGTGCTGGAAGGGGTGCTGAGGTATATAAAATAACTTAAAACGTCTGATTAATCGACAAAAAACTACAGTATAAATAAACAGTATTTATCTTAACTGCATGATAATTCTGGTGAAAATATCTGAGCGTAAATCGGAAACCCCGTCATTTTGGCGGGGCTTTTTTTATACTTAATATCTCTGCTAGACGCGGTGTTTTTCGGAAGAGCCTGCTGCGGTTTCAATCAGCGTCACCAGATGTTCGATGGCGTCTTTTGTGGGATCCTGTTTATCGCTGTTCGCCGTATTACGGCGTAAAGACTCAACAACTTCCGTTTTTACATCGGGAAGATTTACCGAAATTGAAGCGATGCTGAATGCTATTGCAGCCTCCAGTGCCTGAGCGGTGCGCAGGAGAACATCCGGGTTTTCGTGTGAGTCGGACACTTTATAACCTTGTGGTTTGAATGGCTATAGGAGACTAGCATTTCCATTACACTTGGAAAGGGTGTCAGATCGAAAATTGGACAAATGTTGTCATTTAATCTGAAAAGTGTCAGCCCCAGGTGAGGTAAGCCACGCCAAACATGCCGGCTTTAACCACCAGACACATCACAAAGAGGCCTAAAACAATCACTGCACGATCAAAAAGGAATCGGATTCGCCGGCGCATACTTATCTCCGCGACAGGTTCGCGTTCTGATGAATAACTTTGGCCGAATTTATACACGAAACACTATGAATCAATCCAACGATAAAGTATGAAAACAGGAAGCTTTACAAAGGCCTGGCGCACAGAGGCCGTCAGCCCTGATCTTAAGGCCGCAAAAGGTGAATAAATTCGGAAGATTTATGTCAGTCAGAAGTGTGCTGGCTACTTTTCGTAGAAGTTTTTAATTTTGATTGCGACATCGATATTGGCCCAGTGCAATTCGTTTTCCTGATGCAGACTGCTGCTGCCATCTTCCCAGGAAACGTAATATGAGACGATTTCCTTATCAGATTCAAACGTATTCATCACGGTGCCTTTGATATCGCCGGATCTGTGTTGAACGATACTGCCTTTAGGGAATTTCATACATCCTCCCAGAACGTTAACCACGATCTCTGTCAGAACAAACAGATAGCCATTCCGAAAGGTTAGACCTTTTTAATCCCGGATGTACAGCGCGAGGGGGCAGAAAGCCGGAGATAAATGCGGAGAAGGTTTCCGCCAGACAGTATACCTGGCGGAGAAAACAGGGTTTAAGGTTTGCGGGCGATAAGCAACGCGCGGCGCGGTGCCGGATAACCTTCAATAGTTTTCGTCGGATCGTTCGGGTCTAGGAATTCGGCCAGTGATTCACTGGTCATCCAGTCGGTACGGCGCTGTTCCTCAACCGTAGTGACGCTGACATCCGCGATACGCACATCTAAAAATCCGCATTTAACCAGCCAGTCTTTCAGCGCTTCGGCAGACGGAATAAAATAGATATTTCCCATCTGCGCGTAACGGTCGCCTGGCACCAGAATCTGCTGACTGTCACCTTCGACAACCAGCGTTTCCAGCACCAGTTCACCGCCACTGACCAGCTGGTTTTTCAGCTGATAAAGATGATCCAGCGGTGAACGTCGGTGATAAAGCACGCCCATCGAGAAAACAGTGTCAAACGCGTTCAGCTCAGGCAACTGCTCAATGCCCAGCGGCAGTAAATGTGCACGCTGATCGCCGCCCAGCAATTTACGTACGGCTTCAAACTGGCAGAGGAAAAGCTGCATCGGATCGATACCGACGGCCAGATGCGCGCCCGCGCCAATCATGCGCCACATGTGATAGCCGCTGCCGCAGCCGACGTCTAAAATTGTACGGCCTGCCAGAGAAGAGATGTGCGGAAGTACGCGATCCCATTTCCAGTCTGAACGCCATTCGGTATTGATTTCAACGTCATACAGCGAAAAAGGCCCTTTGCGCCATGGCATCATATTACGCAGCAGATTTTCAATTCCTTCGCGCTGACCGGCGGGCAGCGGGGTTTCCATATTGGCGGAAACGCTGTGCAGCAAATCCAGACGTTCAGGCTGTAACAGCGGCAGGCGGTCAACCGAGTTAAACCACAGCTTGAACTTACCGTGCAGCGACTCTTTCTGCCAGGCGGTCAGTTGCGAAGGCAGCGTATTGAGCCACGGGCTCAGCGGGCCTTTGGCAATCACGCGGTAAAAATCACCAAAATCAATCAT